CCAAAGCCTGAAATGGCCCCGTCAAAACGCTAGCTGCGACGGAGTCTTAGCCTCGTGCGCTGCAATCCCCTTCAAGATCCGCCAAACCGAAGTCATGCTCGCCATGGCTTACATCAGCAACCCCACCAGCTTCCCCGACATCGGAGGCGGCGGCAGCGTCGCTCCAGCTGGAACGTACGTCAAGCGCCAAAAACTGGACGTCTTGGAGATCGAATACGACGAATTCAGCAATCCCGAATCCAACAGCTGCGACTCTTGCGGCGACCCCCTAATACTCCAATCCTTCCCATGGATCCGCGACCTACTGAGCTGCTGGGTCACCGGCATCGCCTTAGGCGACAATAAGATGATCCGCTTATTCCGCAACTAATGAGCAAAGTAGACACCACCTTCGACTTTGCGGACGAACTAATCGCCGAATGGGGCCAACCTGCCCAATTAATAACGAAGGGCAACCCCACCTACGACATCAACACAGGCGAAACCGTCGAAAATGAGATTGTTTACAACGTAAAAGTCGTAATCACGAGTCTCGACATCACCGAAGCCGGCGGCCTATACCAAGCCAACGACGTAAAAATACTGATCGACCCAGTCCAAATCAACTACATCTACCTCACCGAAGCCGACTACTTCCTCGTTCCCCGCGATGGAGCGCCCGACCAATACATGAAAATCATCGAGCCCAAAACCTACCGTGGCGACAAACCAGTCTTCTACAACATTGTTGCGAGGCCCCAATAATGGCAAAACTAGGCTTAGATTTTGGTGACTTTGACACCTACATCAACCTTATAAAGGCTGAAGTTGCTGAAAAAGCAGCGGAAGAGATTACAACCCAACTAAAGATACGCGGACCCTACTGGACCGGCGAATTTGAAGAAGCTTGGGAAGTAACCAGCGGCAAACCAATACCTGCCAGCACCCCCGGAAAAGGAACAAGGAAAGAGCGCCAAGAAGCAGGACCGCAACCCCGCCAAGTAACAAGATTAAAAGCCGGTGTTGATTTTCCCAACGCCCCAAAGAAAGGCCCCATTAAATACACCATCGACAATCGTATGGAGTACAGAGACATCGCTAAAGATATAGTGCCCGGACGTATAAAAGCCGGAAGGGAAACAGCTAGACAGGACTGGTACGTCAACTACACTCAAGGCGGCGGATTAGCCACAACAATCCAGCTAGCCACAAACAAAACAAGCCAAGACCCTAAAATAAAGAACTTCAAAGGGAGGATTGGAATATGACTTTACAGGACATCCGCCGTCATTTTGAGACACCTGTTGTCGACGCATGCACGGCACTCAGCATTCCATACCGCCCAGCCAACACACTGGAGCCCAACGGTGACGCCTACTCCGAATTCGTAGAAGCCCGCCTCCAGTTCGGCCAAATGATGGAAGGCATCGTTGGCGACTGCACCAACCTCGAAAACATCCGTGGGTCGTTCATCATCGAATATTTCGGCCCCAAAGGTCGTGGCCCAGCCCGCGCCCAAGAAGTAATGGAACTCCTCTTCTGCGAGATGCTTTCACTCAAAGGCGTAACCGACATCAACGGCCCCAACTTCACCGAACTGGACGACCGCCCCTACTACTTTGCATCCCTATCTATGTCTGTCCGCGCCCACAACGACGCGCCATAGAATAGTGCTAAGTAGGCAGTGCCTATACCTAGGAGCCCCCGCCTAGGATAACGCCCCCACACCCCAGTTTTTCTTAGGAGGCCAAATGGCTGAGATTTGCGGAGATAGTGTCCTTACGGGACAGGATGGCTCCATTGAATTCAAACCCCCTGGAACGTCATTCTGCCTGAATGATTTTTCCGATTTCGGGACTGATGGCACCACAAGCCACATCACAGTTCCCTGCACCCACGACTTCCGAGTAGGCGACATCGTCTGCTTCTACGAAGGCACGGGCGCGAGCATAGACACTGCGTTCCAGGCAAGCACCGACCCGGACCGCCCTATCACAAGGGTTGTTCAGGATGGAACGATCCTCAGCTTCGGCAGCGCCGTTGCCGGATCCGGCTACACCGACGGCACCTACACCGGCGTCGCCCTCACAGGCGGTTCAGGCTCTGGAGCGACGGCAGACATCCTTGTCTCCGGCGGTGGCATGGCCCCTGGCTCCATCCTCGTTGACGGCGGCACCGGCTACAAAGCCACCGACCAACTCGGTGTCGACGACGCCGACGTAGGTGGTGGCGGCGGAAGCGGCTTCACCATCGAAGTTGACAGCGTCTTCAGTGCAGGCGGCGGCGTCCGCGGCTACTACGTTGTCGCCACCGGCACCGACTGGATTGAAGTATCCGGCACAGCCACTGGAACAGCCATCACTGTCAACGGTGACGGCGGCACAGGCACAGCCAACGCAGGCATCATCGAAATCGAACTTTGCGATTTCTACGCAGTCTGCGGAGTACGCGAATTCTCACTGGACATCTCCCGTGAAGAACTCGACGTCACAACTCTGCCCTGCTTCGACAGCGCAGACGATGGTTGCTCCAAGCTGGCTAACTTCCGTCAAACCCAATCCGGCTTCGCTTCCGCCACTGGAACGATGACGGTCTACTTCACCGGCGACCAAGAGAACATCTCCAACCGTCTCCTCGGTTCAGCTGTCCTCAAGGACCAGACTGGTGCGCGTACCAAGCTCTACGTTTCAACGAAGAGCGACGGCAGCGGTGTCGATGACGCAGCCAGCCTATTTGTTGACGCTTACATCAACATCAGCGGCATGTCATTCTCGGTCAACCCCGACGACCCAACCAGCGCAGAACTTTCCTTCTCCGTGAAGAAAATGGTTTCTGCATTCGGCCTCAAAGCCTGATAAATTCAGACTGTCGAGTGAACTACCCCGCCTTGAGACAGCGGGGTTTTTTATGCAATACGCTATAGTTCTTGTGTACTAGAGGTATCTATGGCCGGACGTTTCATCGACAAGCTAAAGAAAGCTGCCCGCCTCGATCCCGTCAAAAGAGAAATCACCCTCGAAGGCGGCGATGTCGTAGTCATGTGGGTCACTCCCCTCACCGCAGCAGAACGAGAACGCGCCAAGAAAGACGCCCGAAGCGACGACCCCAACGCCTTCGCGCTCCAGCTCCTGGTACGCAAAGCCAAAGACGGCAACGGCACCCCACTCTTCGGCCCCGGCGACATCGCCGACCTCAAGAACGCAGTTCGCGACTCCGACCTCCAGTCCCTAATGCTGGCAGTCCTCGGTGGCGAAGAGGACGACGAAGCTCTCGATATGAAAAGTTCTGAAGACGGAGCTGAGTAAAGACAACTGGCTACTCCTCTGCATGGGAGTAGCCAAAGAACTGGGCTACAGCCTCCGCCGCCTCCTCGAAGAAGTAACCGAAGAAGAGCTCCTCCTCTGGAGCGCCTACTTCGGCCACTTGAATGATGAGCAAGACAAAGCCATGAAAAAGGCTAAGAGCAGCCGCCGCTAGACTGTTGGAACGTAGTGCTAGCGGTCGATGGCTCAGTTTGATGCCAATATTAGTATCCTAGTAAACGCCCAAAAAGCGTTTGCAGTAGTTGAAAAGCTAGAAAACAAACTAAGTAAACTTCAAAATAAAGCTACAAAAACACAAGTCGGAGCTGTTGTACGTGAAGACAAGCAGGCAGTCACCCGCGCAGAGAAACTACTAGAGAACGAAGTACGTCTAGTTGCAGCCAAACAACGTAGACTTACTATAGATAAGGCACTACAACGTGCAGGCGCAGGCGAAGACGCTGACTCTGCTAAACGTATAGCAGACCTAAGAAAAGCTTCAGACGCTGCTAAAGATAGCTTAGGCATACAAAACTCTGTAAACGCAGCTCTAGAGAAAGAGCTACAAGTACGCAGAGAAATAAACAGAACCAACAAAGCGCAAGCAAAAGTACAGCGCGATGTAGCTGGCTACAACAAGCGCATAAATCTTCTAGGTGATACCGGCCAAACGGATAGCGCACTAAAACAAGTAAGAAAACTACGCGATAAACTCAACAAATTAAATGATGCAGGCAGTGTAGATCTAGCTAAAACTGTAGACGCTAAGTTACAACAAAAACTTAAACTACTAGAGCGAGCAAACAAAGTAACCCGCCCTGGAACGCTCAGTGGCGGTGCCCGCAGTAGCTTAGGTGCAGGCCCAGCTAGATCTATACTAGAATCTCCTGAAGCAATTAAAGCTAAAGCTAAGTATTACGATCAAATAGCTAAAAGTGTAAAAGCACTCTCATCTCCAATGAGAGCCCAATCCGTCCTAGGTAGTGACGAAGCTATAAGAGCTAAAGCTAAGTATTACGATCAAATAGCTAAAAGTGTAAAAGCAATCTCATCTCCAATGAGACCCCAATCTGTATTGGGTAGTGACGAAGCTATAAGAGCTAAAGCTAAGTATTACGATCAAATAGCTAAAAGTGTAAAAGCACTCTCATCTCCAATGAGACCCCAATCTGTATTGGGCAGTGACGAAGCAATTAAAGCTAAAGCTAAGTATTACGATCAAATAGCTAAAAGTGTAAAAGCACTCTCATCTCCAATGAGACCCCAATCTGTATTGGGTAGTGACGAAGCAATTAAAGCTAAAGCTAAGTATTACGATCAAATAGCTAAAAGTGTAAAAGCACTCTCATCTCCAATGAGACCCCAATCTGTATTGGGCAGTGATTCATCACTAAGAAAAAAAGCTGAATACTACGAACGCATAGCTAACAGCATTAAAACCACTGTCGGAGCAAGCAGCCCTATACGCGGAAGTGCAAACATCCCAGGTAGTCCTAAGTTCAAAGAAGCTGCAGCTCGAAAAAAGAAGGGAGGGCTTGACGGCTTGGGTGCAGGCATCGGCTTCCCACTGTTATTCGGCAGCGGACCAGGCTCCGTTATCGGTGGAGCGCTCGGCAGTGCAGGCGGCTTTGGAACGCAAATTCTCGCTAGCGCAATCGGCGGAATCATCGACCAAGCCGTTGCAGGCGTAGCAAAACTAGGCCAAGCCCTCAACCCACTCACTGCTGACATCGACGCAGTTGTTGCAGCTGCAGGCGAAACCGGTACTGCCTTCGGACAACTCGTCAAAGACCTAGAAAAAGTCGCAGGCAAGGAAGCCGCACTAGCAGCAGCCACAGCCCAGCTTGCAACTGTAATAGGTACTAGCGGAGTTACAGCGCTACGTCAGTTTGGGGCAGAGAGCACGGAGCTAGGCAATGAAGTTGCACAAGCATTAACTATAGCCGGCTCTGCAGTTGCCGAGTTTATTAATCAAACAGGTATACTAGCAACTTTAATAGACAATATAGACGCTAGCAATTTAAAAAAAGCTGCCGCTAGAAACACCACAGACCCAGAACTACAAAAACTAAAAGAACAAAGAGCAAACATAGGTCCAGATCAAGCTAACCCTACTTTCTCTATTGCGGGTATTACAATTGCAAGTGATCTTGAAGATCAAATAGATGCGCTTGATGCTGCTATTGTCGCTAGGCAGCGTGCAATACAACTTGAAGAAACATTAAATATAAAAACAGAAGCCGGTTTAGCCCTCATCGAAGCAAAAGCAGCAGCGTCCAACGTCGAAATAAACTCTCTTAAAGCTCAAATAGCACTAGAAGAGTCTGGCTTAGACCTAACAACAGAAGCAGGTGTAGCCCTAGCTGAAAAAGTAATTGAGCAGCAAACTTATGTAGCATTACAAGCAGCAATAAATCAAGGTTTATCCACAGAAGCTATACTGTTAAAAGAGACACTAGAAAAACTCCAGCTAAAAGCTAGAGCTGCAGCAGCAGTAGACGCAGCAAACCGCAAAGCAGAAGCAGCCGCAAGAAAAGCAGCCAACGAACAGAAGCGCCTGGCACGCGAAGCCGAACAAGCCGCCAAAAAAGAACTACGAGTAAAACAAACGCTTGCACAGCTCGATGTACAAGATTACAACTTAGCTGTCCAACAGATTCAAGCTACACAAGGTGAGTTAGCAGCTATAAAAGAACAACAAAAAAACTTAAACGCTCTACTAGCTAAAAAAATCAGAGTAATAGAATTATCAGGCAAAGACCAGAGAATTCAAGACAAAGAGATCCTAATAGCCAAAGAACAAATAAAATTAGATGGAATTACTTTAGCCAACAAACGGCGAGAAATAGTACTACAGGAAGAACTAAACAGACTTAAAAGAGAGCAAGAACTAGACGCAGTACAAACAGGACTAGATCAAGAACTAGCAGGGCTAACAGTAGGGGAAAACGACAATACAAAACTACTAAGAGAGCAAGGTGACCGATACGCAAACACCCTTAAAGAGATAAATAATCAGATCGAGGCACAGCAGCTGCTGGTAGATAACACACCTTCGCCTAATCAAGAAGCTTTCCTTGCAGCCACTGCACAGCTGGACGTACTGAAGAAAACAAAGGGAGCATACGAAGCGATGCTTCCCCAAATATTTGCAGCCGAGCAAGCACAACTCAAGTACAACCAAGCCTTTGCAGCCATCAGCCCAGCAGTCAACTCCCTCGTTGGCGGCCTCCGCGAAGTAGTCGCTGGAACGAAGACCGCCGAGGAAGCCTTTGCCGACTTCCTGAACACGATTGCGGACCAGCTAATCCAAACAGCCGCGACGATGATCGCGCAATACATCGCCATCGGCATCGCCAAACAGTTTGCCTTTGGTGCTAGTGGCGGCGGATTTAACCTTTCTGGCGGTGGCAGTAGCGTAGGTTCCGGCGGGTTGCCAGGAATAGACAGCCTCAGCGGATTATTTAACGGCTCCTTACCCTTTATTGGTTCTGGGATGGCAGGCGGCGGTCCCGTAAATAGCGGCTCTTCCTACATCGTGGGCGAAGCTGGACCTGAGCTATTCATTCCAGGTGTTTCTGGAACGGTCACCAACAACGACCAATTCGCGGCAGCTTACGATGCAATGAGTGGCAGCGGGGGTGGCTCATCCACTGCCTTCAGCGAGAACTCTGACGCCATTGCAGTCAGTAATAGCTACACCCGCGAACGCACACTGGAGCGTGAACGCAACGAGACCAGCACCAGCAGCGGCACAATGTTGATTGAGACACAGGTCATCAATAACGTGGAATATGCCACTGTCGATCAAGTCGATAAGGCAGCAGCAGCTAGCGCCAAGCAAGCCCGTGCCCAAGTCTTTAGCGACATGCGCAGCCGTCCCGCAACCCGTCGTTCAGTAGGTATGAAATGATGCTTGCAATAGGAACTTTCGCTGCATTCAACGACTTCATATTTCTGCAGAACTTCTTCCAAGGTGAGACCCGCACCTATGGAGGAATTCAATACAACTTTGCTTCGTTCGGTTACAGCGGCAATACCACTGACTTGCAGGCAGGCAACATCAACGCTTCTCTCGTTTTCAGCATGAACGAACTCGTGTTGAACATGGCGACAGAAGCTGCAGACAACCGCTGGATCGTCAACGTCCAAACAGTATGGCTAGACCCAGAAACCCTGTTAGAGCAAGC